CATTGCTCTGAATTGCATTCAGGCCGAATGCCGCCAGACGAAACCCCGCCTCATCATTAAGTGTCAGTAAAGGAGAATCAGCATCATCAGTAGCAATGACAGATGAGATATAGTCAAGAACTGCCTGGATGGCCGCTTGAGAAGGCATTTTCCGCCCGGTAGGCTGCAGCGTCCCGCCAACGTTCATGACCTCAATCGCGAGGGCGCTGTCGTCCGGGCTGCGGTAATACGTGGTGCTCCCCTCGGGGATATTCGCGATATCCGCCTGCGCCGCCGCCAGCGTCGCGTACTGCTTACTGAGCGGGATCAGGTTCTGCCTGATCTCGTCGTTTTTCGCCATCATCTGGCGCCACGTATCCAGCGGTTCACCGCCGCGGTCGTTAACCGTTCCGGCCGGACCGTTCACCAGTTCGTCAGCGCGCTTGACGTTATCCAGGAAAATTTCAGGCGTCGTCGTTCCCAAAGGCGGGTTAAGTTCGGCCATTTTTTGCTCCAAAAAAGGCGTTCGCCCAAACGAGGGTTTGAGCGAAAAGAGTTAATTAGGGGGTGTTATGGGGTATTACGCGACGTCGCCGGGGTATGTAGCGTCGTCGTAGGCATAGAACGATTCGAGGTATTCTTTAGCGGTGACCTGACAGGTTCCGTCTGACTGCGGAGCGATCTCCTCTACAATGGCGTCGTAGACATGGCGCGTTGAGCCGCAGAACACCAGGCGGATCGGCTCAATGGTTGCCGACGACAGGTCAACCTTCATCGGATCATCAAACTCGCTCAGGTGCGGGACTGACAGCTGAAAATCATCCACCCTGCTTGCCACCATCAGCCCGGATGCAGAGCCATCCTGATAGCGGATCAGCGCGCGGGGATTTTCGTAAGACCAGTCCAGCGGCTCCGTGACGGTGAACGTTGTCACGCCACCAGCCGTTGTCATCGCCTCCACCAGACAGGAAATCGTGTTGTTACCCGGAATATCATCCGTCAGCACAATGCGATCGCCAGTGTTGTAGCACAGCGCGTCCAGCTCGGTAGTGGTCTGGAACGTCACCCGCTGCTGCAGATATTTCATCAGGCGACGCATTCCGATTTGGTAGGCGTGATCCTGATTCAGTACCCCATCGAGTTTGTAGTTCTCGATTTTCACCGGTGTGGGATTATCAGGCGTCCGGCATTTAACGGTCTCCTCTGCCCAGGTAGTCCCGTTGATGTACGTCACGTCGACACCATCAAAATCATCATCTGAGGGCACGGTAAATCCGCTCTGCAGCTCCTCCACCATCTCATGCGGAGTGATCACACCGGTCCATGGCTTAATCCCCTCACGGTTGACCGTCGCCAGGCCATCGCTTAACAGGAAGCGGGACTTGCCAGCATTGGCTATCTTCTGCAGCATTTCCAGCGCTGAGATACTGTCGCCGGTAGCGAAATCGAAATACTCTCCCCGTGGCGTCCAGTACGCAGACTCCAGCGCGTTGATGGTGTCGGCATCCATCTCCAGCCCAAGCGAGTTCCCGACATGCAGCAGCGCCCCCGAAATGGTTCTGGCCGTTCCTGAGTCATAGGCGCGCGTGGCCACAACGTTAACGCGACGGTCTGACTGCGCCGCCAGCTTCCCGCCCGTCTCAACGGTCACCGCCATCAGCGACACGCCGGGATAGGATGAAGGGCGCGTCAGCAGTCGCCCGCGCAGCGCCTGCCAGTACATACTGTCCCGCGCGTTGTTTGAGCCCTGCTCATTGCGCCGACGGCAGCGAACCTCTACCAGCCCTGGTGAGCTGAGGGTGATCCGCTCAGTGAATCCCAGCCCGTTGACGTTTTTAAGCGCATACTCGCCCTGGTGACTCACCCACCCCGATCCGGAACCGTAGACGCGATACTGAATCTCCCACTCAACATGCCGAAGCCGCTTTTTCCCCTTGCTGTCAAAGCCACAGATGCCGTTCGGGAAGGAGAAATTCACCTCGAACATATCGACGGTCTCATTTTCAGGGCAAACCAGGAATGGTCCCAGCCAGCTCAGCGTGTCGTTAAGACCAGTAGCCTCATAGTCGATCATCGTCCTGGCGGTGAAACCCGGCCATGACTCATCAACGGCACCGTTAACCAGGCGTGCCACCGTCGCCGTCGTGCCGTCGGCTGAGACAATGCGGTACTCATTCCCGCGGTGAGCAAGTGAAAGCCGTTGCACCCCCTCCGGCATGCCGGAAAAGGCCGTTCCCGTGGCAGAGTTATAGGCGAGTGTCACATTCGCCGTTACCGCCGGGCTGCCGCCGGTTGATGCCGTGCCGGAGGTGTAAACCGGGGCATCACCGAAAACAGCTGCAGGCAGTGAAGAGGACGTGATCGCCCCACCCGCGAACGGACTGGCCGCCTCAGTTATTAGTACGGTGCCGCCGTTGTCCTGCGCAACCAGGCCGGAGCCGGTGAGTCCCTCGGTGATGGCCGCCAGCAGTCCCGACATCGAGACATAGTTAGCCACCAGCGACACCGGGTAGGTAATCCCCTGCCAGGTGATCGTGAACGTGCTGGAGCTGGTCGAAAAGTCGTAGGTGGTCGGGGCCGCACTGGCCTGGAGTTTTGCCGCACTCCCCCCGGTGCCGGGCACTGCAGCCTGACCGGGGGTATATGACGCGATAAACAGATCGTAATCGACAGAGTTAAACCCCAGCGTCACCGGCATACCAACCACCGGCGCGATCTCCGTCAGTAGCGGGCTGGCGATAACGCTGTATCCGGCCGCCGAAGTGATCTGGTAGTTCGCCGGGGCTTTAAGTTCGACCACGGCGCCAGCGACCCAGCTGGGCGGCAGCGCGTTATCGTTCTCGTCATTATCGTCATCATCATCCGTATCCAGCCCGGTAAACGTTACGCTCGAACCGGATACGGTCATACTGTCTGCGATAATGTCGTCTGCGTCCGGCGACGTCTGGGCCATATCCAGCCCGGTGCCGGATGACGTCCCGCCCACTTCGGTGGAATTGACCCAGTTTTCGCTGCGCTCATCACCGGAAACGTCCGCGCCTGGCGGGTAATGGGTGCTGCTGAATCCCGGTAGCGTTGAAGCTGGCGTACTGCCAACCCGGATATCGCCATTGGTATAAATCAGATCACCGACACCGAGACACAGCAGCATCTGGACGCGCATTTTCGTAGGATCGGCGGCATCAAACCGGGTAACCGGCTGCACCACATAATCAGGGTAGATACGCACCCGGCCAAACACCTCACGAATGGCATCACCCAGTTTTGCCGTATTTGCCTTTGCCGGGTTCAGGTCGAGACTCCGCCCTGTGGATGAGGTATAGCCGCCCGTATCGATGTTGCTCATCATGAACAATGAATAAGCCGCAGATGCGACGGCAATGCCCACTCCTATCCAGGCAATTGTCGCGGTCTCAAGCCCGAAAGGCACCGGATAAAGCCGGACATCACTATCAGGGTGGATCACGAAAATAGCCCATTCGCCTGGCGGAATTGACTGCCCCTCAACCTCAACGGTCAGCGGTGGGACATCCCGATCCTCGTAGCCTTCAACATTTGCCACCAGCCAGTTGCGAATACTGGTTACACCATGCTCATGCGTTTCGAGTGGTTCTCCGGGAAGCCGGGACGGATAAAAACGAATGGTCATTGCCAGAACTCCACTTTGACAAATCGGCGCTTAAACCGCGGCAACGGCAGAAAGGTGACGTTCGTTCCCGGATTGCATTCCGCCACATGCAGCAGGCCACCGATACTGACAACGATCCCCACATGGGTGACGGCTGATCCGGAATAACAGGCCACCCCGGCCCCTTCGCAGGGCTCACAGCGCTCAAGGGTAAGCATCATCCTGCGCGCTTCCCGGTCGAGGCCGCCGTCGTCTTTGGTGACCCCTGCAAAATCGGGCCAGACGGGCAAATTAAGATCGCGGCGTATCTCGTTCACAATGCCGAAACAGTCAAGTTTGGGAAAAGTACGGCCGCCCTTCAGCCAGGTGACCGAAAAGTATTTATCAGGTTCAAACATAGGGAAGCCTCAACTCATGTAACGCAGTCCGGGGAATACAGGAAGCGTGTAGCGGTAACGTGGCCAGGCGGTATCAAGGATATTCATATAACCCGCGGTAATCTGCGCCTCTGTCGCCGTCCAGTAACCAGACTTGATTTTCAGCGTATACGGCACTTCCGCAGGGGCCGCTAAATCCGTGGAGATATAACGCCGGTACGTCAGCGATGCAGGCAATCTGTTAGCCAGGGCATTGCGGATCGCCGTGGACACAACACCGTCGATATTGCACAGGGCAAATTTGAGGTCCTGCGTGCCGTCCGCATTGCGCGCCGGCAGAGCAATGTCTATCGCACAGGCGGTAAACGTTACGGTATCGCCGTTCTCCGTCGTTGCCGTAATACCCTCGTAGCCCTGGCACAGATAATGGACGTCAGAACCAATGGTGATCTGCAGCGTCTCAATGATCAGCTCCGGGCCGCTGCTGGCGTAAAGGCGTTTAATCTGAGTCATGCTTCGGCCACTCCTTATTCAGCGCAATATCCAGCAGTGAGCTGCCGACGATCCATTCCGGGTAATGCCCCCATCCAGACGGCGGCAATGGGCGCTCCCAGAGTTCTACTGGCGCGGTATATCTCCAGTAAAATCCGCCTTCTGGCGTGGGGCCTTTATAAATATCCGTGAAACGACACACGTAATTTTTCAGCCCTACAGGCGTTAATAACGGTATGTTGAACCACGCCGCCCCATCTGATAACTCATCCCGAAACCACGCCTCAAAAGCCTGCGCCTGGGCGTCAGAAAAAATCCAGGCCAGATCTGTTTGGGTTGGTGTCGAGGTGTAAGCACGCCGCTGCCGTGCCCGGCCAGTTACCATCTGAGTCCGTTTCAGAGGAGATACAGGAGTTAAACCAAAACTCTCTTTAAGCGGTCCAGGCAGGTAAGCGGAGGGGTAATAAAGCGTTGTGGTGATAGCCATTAGCTAATTTTCCTCCCCGAGGTAGTTTTCCCCATCAAGGCCTTATGCAAATCACCCTGACCGCTTGCGACTGAATTAACCGCCTTCCGGTATCCCCTTTCTGCCCCCTCATCTGCAGCTTTACGGACCAGCGCCAAAGTTGCATCGGAAGGGTTACCATTGATGGGGATATTGATTGTGGGCGAATAAATCGCGCCGCCCCCTGTTGACTGGTTTGCTACTCGATCCAGAGTGGCATCAAGTTTGGCGCTGGTTTTAGCAGTCGTAACGCGTTCACCTTTCTGCAGGAGCCAGGTTCCAGTTTCGGGCACAGAGTCGATACCGTCGTGAGCCTGGCCATGAAGCGCCGATCCGATAGCAGTCATGAACACGCCAGCAGCAGCTGCCGCAGCTATTGCTTGTGCAGGTGCAACAGCAGGACCAACATAAGGAACCCCTATCCATTGGGTGAAAGCATTCAATGCAGCCATGGCGACTTGCGCTGCTGCATATTGCAATAGCGCAGTTCCTACAGATTGAATAAACGTTGCTGCAAAATCTTGAGCATTTAATTTACCTGTTTCGGCCCATTGAACGATCATATCGGTCATGCTGCTAAATGTTTGCGCACCAACCTGTTGCATGGTGGAATACAAATCCATTGCGGCAGTTGCTTGTTCAGCAAACCCAGATATAAACCCAGCGTTATAATCACCACGCATCTCATCCTGCTGCTTATAGTAATCCTTCTGAATTTCAAGCCTTTGATTTAGAGCATCCTGCAAAGCTGATGTTTCAGAATCATACAAACTCTTAGTTATATCACCAGATTGATACTGCTTTAATAAATCCTCTTTTTGTGATTCAAAGTCTAACTGAATGCTATTTAACTCTTGCGCCCTACCTCTTTCTCTTGAGCCCGAATAACGACCAACAAACTCACTTTCATGCCCCTGTCTAATTAACTTATTTTGGCGTTCAAGATTTGATGCAAATTCAGCTAACTTTGCATTTTCTTTGTTTATCCGAAGTTCTTCTTTTTTGGAATCGAGAACTCTCGCTGCATCTCTCAATTGCTCTTTTTGTGCTTCTGCTAATTTTTTAAGATTCCCACTGGAAATATCGAAGTTTATCTTTTCAAGCTCGGTAACTTCGGCTGTTTTTTTACCAGTCGTTTCAATCAGGGCGGCTTGCTTTTGTAAATCAAGCAGTCTATTTTTGAAAGCATTGTCAGTAGGATTGCTTTTTGGTTTTGTTTTTGGCTGGTTCTGGTTAGACTCCCCTTTGCCCAACGAAAAATCATTATCTTTAGAAGTGTCAATGCCAAGATCAGAAAGTAGAGAGGTGAGCCCTTTCGCTCCTCTATCTACCTGCTCCGGAGTCATGCTTGACTTTATCGCGCGAAGAAATTGAAGACGTTTAGTTAAAAAGTCTAATTCGTCTTTTTGTTCCTTACTTTGATTCCCTCGTTTGTTAAGGAATGCAATGCGCTGTGCAATATCACTTTCATCAGCAGCGTTATAATTACCAGATACAGCACCGATACGAGAGCGGGTATAAGTAGCAATGGCCCCCAAGCCACCAGCAATACGCCCCACAACCCCGGCAAGGCTTATGGCTTCACCAACTAGGTCTGATAGCCCCTGAAGAACAGCAGGATCGGTGAAGACGTCACGAATATCATCAAGCCCATCCTGCAATGGTGTAAGGTCAATCTTAGCCAGCCCCGAAGCAATTTCCATTTTAAGGCCGCGGGCGCTAGTCTCTATGTCCTGAAAGAACTGATTAACCTTAACAAGGTTATCAATATCTTCTTGCGGTGGAGCGACACCAAAATCTTTTGATAACTGGATAAACTGTTTCAGCTTTTCGTTGTTGTTATCAAACAACGGCAGCATTTTTGACAGATCATTACCCAGACTTTCGAGAATATTTGTTTTCCCGGCCTGAGTGGGGATTTTCTGTAATGCTTCACTGATTGCCATCAGCTGCTTATCTGGGGATTGCTGAGCCAGCTTCTGAGCTGAAAGCCCCAAAGTATCCAGCGCCTGAGCAGCCTCACCTGATTTATTCAGGACCGCATCGCCGACCTTATCATTAATGTCTTTGAAAATATCGGCTATGTTGTCACCGGTTAAACCGGCTTGTTCAGCAGCGTATTGCCACGATAACAAATCCTGGGTGGACATTTTAAGAGATTTTGCCCAGCGATCAGCTTCTGTAACCTGCTGTGCAGTATTTTTAACAATGGCTAACCCAGCAGCACCAATGCCAACAGCTGCTGTAGCCGCCGCAGCACCCACAGAAATGATTGAAGAGCTTACCTCTTTAGCATCCTTTTTTACCTGGTCGCGCCACTTTTGAGAAGATCTTTCGGCTTTGTCCATACCCTGAACAAATCCACCCACTTTTGCGATCAGGTCGATTGTTAACGTACCAAGGGACTTGCCAGCCATTGAATTTTCTCCAGGCAATAAAAAACCCCGCAGGAGCGAGGTTTATTTTATGATTTATCTAATTTAACTTTTACCGCACCCTCCGATTTGGAAGGATGCAGTATAGTCAGTGGCGCTATTTTGATTAACAAGATACAGATAAGACTTATTACCAACATAACCGCCATAACTGTTTTTAGCGTTAAGAGTAAAAGGAACTAACCATCCGTAATAAGTTGTAAATCCTGATTTGCACCAGCCTTTGAAAGGTTCATTGAAATCATATCGTGCAGAATAAGGGTCCTTAAGGCGCGCCGACATACTATTTTTAATTATTTCCTGATAATTATCAGGTAACTTCCCATAATCGGCGCGGCTTAGCTCCGCCTTATCTGGCGCACTAACGCAGCCACCTAAAAGCATTACAGTAAAAACAACAGCTGCTTTCTTTATCATAATCCCCTCGGTATCAATATAATCATCCCAGAGAGAATATAACCAAATAAATGATATCAATGCCAACTTTTCATAGCTTCTTCCAGAGATAATGGCGCTTCGTTGATGTGCGGTGCAAAGTCACTTACCTTGAACGGCGGCGTGTTTTTTGCCTTATTGATGTTAGCCAGGACAGAAGCCACCAGCGAAGCCCCCCACTCGGTACGCATCATGATATTGAGCGGTCCGTACTTCTCACGGTACTTGAGCCAAACCAGAAATTCCCTGCGACTCATCCGCTCCTGAGCCTCTGCGATGGTGCGGCCGCCGATGCCGTTCATCACCAGTTCGCACCAGAATTCATCCTCGCCGGTTAGCTCGTAGTCTTTCCCAGTTCATTGACATCATGAATTGCAGCCAGCAGGGCCATAACGATCGGGCCGTCCAGCGCCCCACGCTCCGGGGTAGCAGTTCCAAGAATGTCAGCCGCGGTAAACACTGGGGCTCCGTCCTGTTCGCAAATATGCGCCGCAATGCGCTCAGCAATCGGGTCCGATTTCCCGTTGTACGCCAGCAGTTCAGCTTTAGTGGTGTGGTAGCCCATCGGGCGCACATAGACGGTTGCGATATGCTCTTTCCCGTCACGGCCTTTCCACTTAATTTCTTTTTCCACGGGACGCCCGGTAAAAGCACCGGTTTCTTTTAACGTATCGAGAGTAAGTTGCATTTCAGCTCCTGAATAGAAAAGCCCGGATAACCGGGCATATTAATTACGCTGCGGCCTTAGGCACCCATACGGAAGAGCCAGACCGCTGGATCGTGGCGGAGGTCGTCACAACAGCGTTACCCTGAAAATCAAACGGGAAGTCAGAAACGTAACCCTGGAAAATGAACCAGGTGCGATCCGATGGCAGCACCAGGCCATCAACAGCATCCTCAGCGCCAGGAGCGGCGGCTGTCGGGACACTGGTTCCATCTGACCAGCCAACCGCAAAAGTTAACGGCGTCTGGTCATTCGCTTCAGCGAGGCCATGCAACATAATGTGGCTGGCGTTCGTCGGATCAGCGTTAAGCCCGACGGTTGCGGCCGCAGGCGTTTTAAGCCCCTTTTTGTAGGTTCTGGAATCCCGTTCACTCAGACAGGTATCTTCAATCTGATCGGCAGGGTTCCCGCCGGGGTTGAAACTGGTGATGCATTCAACCTCGCTGACCACGCCAGACTTGAGCACAAAAAACTGCGTGCCTTGCGTTAATACAGACATGTTTTGTCTCCATAAAAGAAAAACCCGCACAAGGCGGGTCAGTTTGGGGTTGCTGGTTATCTGGGCGTTATCCAGTCAACATCGAAGGAATAGCGGTATCGCATTGTTTCAGGGTCGCGGCTTTGTTCACCCCATCGGGTGATATAGGCCTTGCCCTCTATTGCGTCACGCAAAGCGCGGGCAACGGCGATCACATCGGTGTCAGTATCACCATAGACATCAACCTGCAGAGAATAGTGATCTGCATCTGGCCGCTGGTTTAGATAATTTTCAGGGAAGCCACCTACGTTTTGCCAGACTGCGTAGGGATAAACGATATTGTCGTCCTGCATACCGAACGGATAAAGCCGCACGGGAGTAGAACCTAACAAATCCCTGACTGCCTGGCTGGCTGCGCAAACTGCAAATATTGGAGCAATCATACCGGAGTTCCTTTTTTAGCCGCCCGTCGTACAGCGCGATCGATGGACTTTTCCAGCTCCAAAGCAAAAACGTTAATCACATCGGCATCGACCCCATTCAGTGCAGGCCTAATTATTGGCCTCGCTGCAGCATGTTCTGTGCCGAACTCCAGGAATCGCCAGTACCAGGTATCACCGCCGGGATTACCTTTATCTCCGGCAGTGTTAAAACTTTTACCCGCCCTGCCTTTTCGGACGTTGGCCTTTGTATTGGCGTATTGCCTGGCGCCGCCCATCACCCCGACACGAAACGTTGGATCGCCGGTTCTGCGAAACGCCTTGCTGCTGAAGCTGACCACAATGTTTTTGTAGATAGCCTCTTTGGTGAGAGGATCATCTACCCGCGCGGCATTATTGCGCGCTCTGTCCCTGATGACGTTTGCCGCTTTACGCAGCGCTGCACGACCGGATTTATCGCGAGTGACCTGTGAGACGGCATCCAGTTTCCCCAGGACGGAATCGAGGCCGGTCAGGTTTACTTCTACGCCATCAGCCATCGTTAGCCCCCTCTGAACAAGGCAGTGTCAGGTATTCCCTGCCGCTCCGTGGATCAGGTAAAACGCCCTCAATGTTGTAGATGCGGCCACGAAACAGGATCCGATGTTTGCGGGTAACACCCTCACGGTAACGAATCGTTATCCGGGTGGTAACTTCGCCCTGAGAGGCCTGGGCGGCGATAAACTCACGTGCGGATAAAGGAGCGACTTCGGCCCAAAGGGTTGCGACATCGCGCCAGGTATTAATTACGGCTCCCGTTGTCGGGTTCTGTTCTTTGACCGGTTCCTGCAGGGTGATCCTGTGACGCAATTTTCCGGCCTGCATATCACCCCCTGGGTTTCCCGCTCAGATAGGTTTGCTGCTCTGGCGCCTCATCGAGATCGCCGGCAAGCGACTGGATAATTACATCGGACAGGGCGACGTTAGACTCAGCCAGGCGGTTTATCGCTTCCGTCTGCTCTTGCTGTGCTGCTGTTTGTTCTCTCAGCGCTGCTATCAGCGCATTTACCAGTTGCTCGTTCATAGGCTATTTTCGTCCACTTTTTTAACCATTCACGCCGTTTAGCACATCCTGAGCAGCCCATTAACTCCACCTCCGGTGCCTAATCAGAAGAGCTTCAACACCCAGCGGAACTTCCGAAAGGTTCTGCGCTACCGCTTCGCGGTTCGCATACCAGTGTCCAATCAGCAAAAGCATTGCCGCCCAGATGCCGGAAGTAAAAATAACCTCACGGGGCTGAGTTTCCCCTTCCACTGGCGGCGTTAATGTTTCGACCAGCGCACCGTCGCAGAACCGCTCAACATAATCGATGGAGGCCGACGCATAGGCAGAAATAAGCGTATCTTCGTCGTCACCATCAACCTTCAGATGCGCCTTTATCTGCGCCAGCTGTTCCTCGCTTATTTCCACCTTTACCCCCTGGTTTGGCTTTTGCAGGCTCTGCAGAACCAGAGTCCGTTGCCTTTTCCGGCTCAACCGCCTCGGCCAGATGCAGTTTCACCAGTACTTCGCCGATTTCTTTATGCACCTCGCGGATTTCCCCCTGAGATACCGTACCAAGGTGATAATGCGAGAACATACGGAGAGCTTTAATTTTCATCGCGTTTACGCGGCCATTGCTGGCCGCGCCCTTTTGTTATGCACCAGTGCTGACAGCAATATCACCCGTCACAATCGCTGCCGGGCGATAGTGGGCCAGCGCCAGGCGCTCTTCGCAAAGGATGGTCAGCATGTTTTTAACGAAGTTATCGCGGTCCTGGTTGCTGATCTCGATGGTGGCATCCATGCGATCCCAAACCTGCGACGCCAGGCCAAACGCGCCAACGGTGAATTTGCCTGCCGTCTGCGCTGTGGTCGACACCACCGGAAGCCCCCAAAGCACTTTCGAGGCAAACGCCTGCGGGCCACCGAGAATGTAATTGCCGTTAGCGTCCTTCAGCAGGGCAATACGGTGCCAGTCCGCTGGGTTCAGAATGATGCCGTCTGCTTCGAACTCACTCAGCGATACCTGATAGATGGCGTGTGCCAGAACATCAGCGCCAGTATCTCCGGTTGCGTTGAGTGTGGTTTCGTAGTCATTCGCTACTACGTTGAGCCCCTGCAGGTTATCGCCGGTACCGTCCCCGTTCAGCATCTGGTTCTCTTCCACCAGTGCCAGTCCGTACATCATGCGGGAATTGAGGTAAGACTCGAGCGCCGGAGCATCATCCATGATCTGGCGCGATGCCTGGATCCAGTGGGCGATAGTTTTCACGTTCGCCGTTTCTTTGGTGAAGGTAATATTACTTTCCGGCTTGAGGGTACCTTCTGCCACTGGTGCTGCAGCGTTGGTAAACACGTTTTCGCGCACGTATTCCAGCGCGTTACTGGTGATACGCCCCTGTGCCAGCAAGTCACGCACGGTCAGACGGCGAAGACCCGGCATAAGAATACCCGGCAGCTGCTGCGGCTGGACCAGGGCGCCTGCCGACGCTGCGCCGGAACCAATCGCTTTATCAAAACTGGTGACTTTCGCTTTGGTACGCGAGCCGTCCCAGCCCTTCATCAGGTCTTCAGATACGCGCTGAGCAAATGACTTCTGCGCAGTCTGCTCAGGAGAGTTTCCGGCCAGTTTCTGCTCAAGATCGAACAGGCGGGTGCCGGTGGCTTTCAGTTCTTCCTGTGCTTTCGTCAGATCGATCTGCAGCTGCTTGTTGATTTCACCGGTCTGGTTGATGGATTTACGCTGTTCTTCGATAAGCTCCTTTACTTCTTTTTGGGAGTTTTCGATAGCTTTTTCCAGTACAGATAATTCAGACATGTGTTACTCCGTTAAGGTGTCCGCAGGTTAGCGGCAAATGAGTTAATGCGCTGTGCCAGCGCGTCAATGTCGTCGCTACCGAACTCGCTTCGGCCTGCAGACTTAACACGGGCGATAAATGCCTGTGCTTCAGAACGCGAAAGCCCGACTGAATCCCTCAGCCAGGCCTCCGCATCGCGAATAGATTTGATACTGTCGATGCTCTTCATAGCCGTTACGCCAGCGAGCTCGTTGGCCGGGAAAGTACAGACGCTAATTTCCCGCAGGTAAGAGATGTTTTTGAAGATGAGCCCTGACGTGCCAACGGTGTAATCATCAGGCCCAACGGAAAACCCCACTGACATCCCTTCAACCGTGCCATGCTGCATGGCAGCTTTCAGGTCTTCGGCCAGGCTAAGCCCTGGAGTAAGTTGACCACGGACAAATAGCCCCTTGTCATCTTCATGCATTGCATCCCATTTACCGACCGGGATAGCACGTGTCTGGTGGTTAAAGAACATGGCCACCTTGCGACTCTGGTTAGCAATCACACCAGCGAAAGCACCTGGCAAAATAATGTCGCCATCGGCGTCGGTGTTATTAAAAACCGAGGCATACCCTTCAAATGTTCCCTTACTGCCGTCGCCGATGAACTTGATTTCTGTCTGGTCGAAAGCCAGCGTCTTCTGAATGTCAGGCATCATAGCCCCCATAAAAATTAAGCCCCGGCATTGCGGGGCTCTTTGTTTGTTCCGAGATCGGTAATGGGCACGTTCTGCGACTGCCGTGTCGCCACATCACCTCCGGGCAGCGGCGGCAGGTTATCCAGCCTTCGAACCTCGTTAACGGTCCGAATCCCGGTGTTGACCATGATTTGCATAAATGATGCCCGGCTTGTTGAATCACCGCGCAACAGTCCGTCGAGGTTATGCTCGGCGTGAATGACGCCCTGTTCTGACTCTTTGACCAGCCAGCGCTCAATGCTGTACTCCCACCGATCAAGGTAGGGTTTGAGGGTATACTGGAGAAAGCCCAGGTTTTGCTGTTCAATCCCCGATCCCCAGGAGGTGGTTTTGTCCACGTCGCCGACCAGATGTGGAGGCACGCCGTAAAATCGCGCCAGTTCGGCGACCTGAAATTTACGCGCAGCCAGAATTTCTGAATCCTGAGGCGAAACGCCGATAGGTTGCGTGGTGAAGCCGCTCTCAAGGATCCAAAGCCGCTTTTTGACCGGACCACCAGCAATCTCCTTAAAGTTTTCCTCCAGCTGCCCACGCTGCTCTTTCGTCAGCACCTTGCCGTCAGTCATCAGGATCTGCGGAGACTTCGCACCGTTGGCGAAAAATTCACGCTGGTTATCTTCCATCGCTATGGCCACACCAGCAGACTTCGCACTGAACGCCAGCGGCGAAAGACCAGTCAGACCATTGAAGCCAAATCCTTTGAGATGAAAAATTTCTTTCTGTGAAAAGTCAGCGTATTCAGTGTCCCGTCGGTAGCGGTAGATAATATTTTTACCGTTATCGCTGAGCCGAACTTCCATATTGGCGCTCATCAGTGGAACCATGCTAATCACGTCACCAACACCGTTTCGCTCAACATGTGCATAGGCGTTGCCGTAGGCACATAGCTGCATAGTCATTGCTTCGCGAAACTCAAGAGCGGTCATGAAGTTGTTGGGACGGAATCTCAGCAGTTTCGCAAGGGGGTGACTGTTGTCCACTTTCGTGCGCTGATCATTTTTGGTCTGATAAACATCGAGTGGTAAAGATGCTGTTACGGTGGAGATTAACCTGATGCAGGCCCATACCGTACTGATTTGCATATTACGCTCATCAGTCACAACAGAATCACCAACCACACCGTGCGCTGACGTACCCGCCATTTGCGAGCCCTTATCGGGTGTCACCAGGCGGCCGCCGGTCAGGATAGAGGCCATGCGCGCCCAGAATGGCGATCGCGTCCGCAGGTCAATGCTGTAATCGGTATCTGCCATTTTTACACGCTCAAAAAGTTGTAAATGAAATCATTAACGTCACCCTGCTCCTCTACCTCGTCACTGGTCTGCGCGCCAATAGACATCGCCAGCGCTACCATGCCGTCGATACGTCCGCTCGACTTACCTTTCACAAACTTGCGGTTACCGGCAGGGTCAGTGATTACCGTGGCGTTTTTGGCGCACATTTCGAGGATCGGATGATTGCCGTGCTTCAGCTGCGCACCGAGCAGTTTGGCTTCCAGCTCCCTGAGAGCAGGCGACATGGAAACAAACCCCTGACCGAACTCTACGAATCGTTCGAGCTCCACATCGGTGAAACCAGCATCGATGAGATGCGGGCGAAGGAAGCGCATGTTATAGCGGTCAAACGCCAGCGCCCTGACGTTACAGAGATCAAAAACGCGCCGCAGCTCCCTCGCGATAAATCCATACTCGATAGCCTTACCAGGTGTCGTGTTTAGCCAGCCCTGCTTCGCCCATATGTCATAAGGCACACGATCGTTACGCGCCTTATCTGCCAGCCCTTCCTCCGGTAGCCAGAATTTACAGTGCACATCGCCCTGCGTGGTGTTCAGCACCAGTGCGGTCAGGTCTGACACGCTGGAAAGATCGAGCCCGCCCCATACGGTAGCCCCCGCAAGTTCGCCGGGTTCCTCCTTGTTCATATGCCAGACACTCTGGCTAACGAACGGGCTTTTCGCTTCAACCCTGCGGTTTAACACAAGGTTCTCAAACTCTGCCTGGCGAGACGGCAGGCGTTTCGCACTGGCGGCCATATCCAGCACTTCTTTCTGGTTCATGAACACATCGAAGGCCGGGTTTGCCAGCCTGATGGCCTCGACAGAGAAAGGATCGATATCTTCCGGCGCGGTCTGAAGCCGGACCACCGTCCGGGGATCGGCTCCGGTCAGGCCATCATCAATCAGCAGGCTAAGCAGGTCGCTCGCATCGGGCGCCTGGGTGCTGATGATTATCGAAATAGGGTTATCCTGTGCAGCGGTGGCGGTTTCCAGCGCTTCATAAAGCGGGTCTCGCGGCCCACGCACCTGGCCCAGTTCGTCGTGTGCAACAAATCGCGGCGAGAAACCATAGGCCGTGGTAGCTTCGGCACTCAGTGCGCGGTAATAAGAACCCAGCTCAGGGCAGTGGATTTCTTTAGCTGAATCCTTGATCGCAACGTACTGCATTAGTACCGGGTTCATCCGGCACATCTTCGAGGCCAGGTTAAACAGAATGGCCGCCTGGTCGCGTGAGCGTGCCGCAGAATACAGCTGCGAGTTCGGTGCAGCCTCGGGCCCTACCAGGTAGAGCAACATCAGCATGGCGGTTTCCACCGTTTTGGCGTTTTTTCGCCCGCGACTGATGATTGCGCGACGTGTACCATGCTTGTTGTCGAAAATGGCTCTGAAGTCATCCTTCATGAACTCAGCCATTTTCAGCGGCTGGCCGACAAACTTACCTTCGGGAATATAAATATTTCTTTCGCACCAGAGGATATTCCTCTCGGCTCTTGTCAGAGTTTTTTTAGCCATCGAAGAGCCTTATTCAATTTCCCAGGGTTTTTTCTCCCGCGGCAGATTTTTGTTGGCGCGTCCTACTGTTTTAGGATCAGCAGTCGCCTGCCGGGTGATACGCAGTCGCGTTGCCAGTGAAGACGCAGACCGTACTTCACGTTCGCGCATCGTGAGCAATTTATCGTAGCGCTTCAGCCCGTCATCCCGAGCCAGCCATTCCAGCTCAAACTCCTCGATCTGAGTGGTTAACAGTCTCGCCTGCACCACATGCCGACAGTACATTTCCATCATGTCGCGATGTGTTTCAGTAAATGAGCTGGCCGGGTTATCGTTAACCAGTCTGATCCAAACGTTTATCTCTGGATCGCTAAGGTGTAACGAGGGCTGCAGCCTGCTTTCAGCCAGAGCCGGAAGCGACACAGCCGTCGTCGCGGCAAGAGATTTTCTGCCTCGCTGTGCCATCGCTTTTTTCCTTTTTTTCTGGACGTTTTTGAAAAGAAAACTGGGGGCGCGGTCTTTTTACGATTGCCGCCAGAGTTTTACCCCTCCCCCCACCCTCTCTGGTTGATAATGAGAAAAGCTATCATTTCTCGATGTTCCGCAGATTTCCGTTGGGAAGGATGCTGGGTGCCGGCTAACGGCTGACGCCGAGGGCGCTGTCAGTTGCTCTGCTGTTACCAGATAACCCGACCTTCATTATCGAACTCTGTAACCGTTCCGCCCTTCTCCATTCGTTGCTTAACCGAGTCGTGGCAGCGCTTGCATAGCGACTGAAGATTGTCCGGGTCGTGGAATAGGGTTTCATCGCCCTTGTGAGGTTTGATGTGATCAACAATGCAAGCAGATACCACCTGGTTACGGCGGAGATGAAACTCACATAGTGGTTGCTTTTGTAGTTGGTGGTAGCGAAGACGGTACCACCGCTTAGTGTTGTATAGGCTATGCCACGGTGAATCAGAAGCCATAGAACCTCTCAGCGAAGGCTTTTTACTGCATTCCGGTAGCCTTTCTCAGCGCCTTCATATGCTGCATTTTTAATTTTTTCGAATACTTCATCCGAAGGTTTACTTTCAAAATTAATTCGAGCGACAGGGTCATCAAGATTAATTACCACCTGGTTTTCAACGGTGCTTTTATCCAGATTGAATACAGCGGTTGCCGTGGGAATTATATTTGGCTCGGTATTAATTATGACAGATGCCAGTCTATCGAGTAGTTGACCGTTAACAGCGATACCGAAGCCACAGAAGCTATCCCCACGGTAAAGCTTAGCAAGCTGAAATTTCATGGACTCTCCTTAAGGTAAATAGCTCATACAGTACAATCTGCTGGGTATCAGTGATAAAGCCCCGAAAATCGCGAGACAGCACTCAATAAAAACTTACATAAAACTCTGCCAATGATGCTTTACCGACACCATTTTCAGAGCTTTATAAAATAGCCTGTGCCTTAGCCGCTCGCTTCTGTGCTGGTATCAAACAGCGTCAGCGCTTCAGTAGACTCCTGAATTGCTTTCATGGCCTTAGCCACGTAGGTGTTCTCAGTCGTGACACGGTTGTATTGCTGGACGAACATTTGATACTTGAGATCGTCGTCCTGAACGAACTGAATGGCTTCTTTCGCTGCGGCTGTGTCATAGCCCAGCATTGCAAGCAAGTTCATTCGAATCTGTTGAGCTGAAGTGATCTCTGCCATGTGTTACCTCTGTGCGATGTGGGGAGCATTATCGAAGCCGCACGGTAGCGGCACTGATCGAATATCAGGATGTTACAAAAAGTTACGCTCGCTTATCTTTGAGTTTCCACACAGCAAAATAAGGAGCTTTTATGTCTGTTGATAATCAGAAACTTTTCCAGAAAATCGTCGAGGAGCTGGAATCACTCAAAGGTGAGACCGAGGTACTATCTATCGCTATATCTTGCCTCTTCAGCGAGATGCCATCAGATAGCGTCAGTAAAGTGAGGGTTAAATCACAAAGGCCGTGAATGAACTAAACACCCTTAAACCAGCAGCAGCTCCTAGTCGAAGGAGGTCGCGTCAAGACGTGTATTCAAAAGCGCTATCAATGATGACCAAGCCTGAATAATTTCGGCATCAAGGTTGCTAAGGAATACGCTTCGGGCATCCTGCGTGTTCCTTTCCTCTTCTGGCTTTAATGCTGCCGGCACTGCGTCAGAGATGTTGATCGGCAGGCTGAGGCTTCTCAGTTCTTCTTTGAGCAGGCGAACCTTTTCGATTACTGAATCAATGGCGTTGTCATGAATTTCAATTACGAGTTTTCGTTCTTTCATAGATACTCCGTTCCGGGCATAAAAAGTCCCGCTATTGCCAGTCATCACGATTGAAAGTTGCCACAGAGTAGCGGGCAACATTTCTCCGCTATACTGTTAAATCGCCGAGCTCAACAGAACAGGAATGAAAATATGATCGATCATTACTTTGTAACTCATGCTCAACTCCTGGCGCTGAGAAACGTTGTTGCTTTTATTGTGCAAACGATGCCTGAAGAACAAAAAGAGAGTGTCCTTCAGGTTTTGAAAAAATTTGCTGAAATAGAATTAATGGATGGTATCGACGCGCCGCCTACGAGTGATATCACCCCGAAAACAGTTGAGAAGTTAAATAAAGCCTACAAGGCAATCTTCAATGACATTATCGATCTTTCAACGCCTGGCAGGAAATCTGCTTCAGCAAGCTACCTGCAATAGCTCTCGACCTTATCTCCATGATGGCCAGAACGTTCTCGTCTGGCCCTTTCTCAAGTTTGCTCAGTCGAAATTCAATATTCTTTGCCTTGGTCATCGCGTAACCCTGCCGGTTAGTTGCGGGCAGTTAGCCTGCACTGATTTGTTTTGCGCCAGGATGTCACGCTTGGTCTGCTTATCCAGCACGTCGATATCGTGGTCAGTCAGGTAGATGATCCGCACCCAGCTGCAGGCCGTATCAACGACTACTGGGGCGGGTAAATCTTTCGCGCAGCTCGCGATCAACATCGTCATCGCCCATACGCTTAACGTCTTCCTGTACATCACAGGCCCCTTTCGTGACTTCAGCACGGCGTTCTGCCGCGGCGACAGTAGCAGCGGCGTTTTCTTCGGTACGCTGCTGTTCGGCTTTGGCTTCCGCCTTACTTGTTCCGCGAGCATGACCGATGCCAAACGCGCCAGCGATAGCGCTCAGGATAACGACCACCAGTCCCGCGATAATTTCAAAGCTCATTGCTGCTCCTTCAGTTCGTCGGCCTTTTCTTTCAATGCTGGCTGGCGTACGTATTGCGATAGTACGGCCAGCACCACCAGCGCAGGGCTAATCAACGCAACGATGTTTGGCGGCAGGATGTTTTTGATATCCGGCGGCAGCTCCGCCCAGGCGTGCAGCGCAGCATCCGGGAACGACTGCGCCCATACACCAACCAGCGCGCCGATAGCTCCCAGCTTTACAGACCACGTTTTCAGCAGCAAGCTGGCATGCCCTACGAACTCCAGCCGGGTATATTTGCGCAGAAGTAACAGAACGAGCACAGCCACCAGCACAAGCAAAGCGAAAATGATCATCTTCACAGGACACGCTCCTTAACCCAGCCGTAGAGAAAATCCTCGTTGGCTTCGCGGCCCTCCGCCAGTTCGAGGTATCTGGCACCCTGGCTGCAGTTCAGCGCACGCAACAGAACCTGTTCACCCTCTTTCCCGCGGGCGGAAAGGTATCCCTTAAGCGCGGTGATGGTTCGGGGACCAATGGCGCCATCCGGAATCAGATCGGGATACAGCTTTCCGCGCATATTCATTGCGGTCAGCCAGCGCTGGAAAAACTTACTGGCTACAGATGGCCCCATGTTCACGCCAGTGTCGCAAAGCTCATCTGCCAGTAACGTAGATAGAGCTGCCACCTGGTCAAACCGGGGGCCGGTCCAGTAATCGCTCAGCAGGATTTGCTTTGCTGTTTCCCTGGGCAGGTTCCGCATATCACCGGTGTAGCCATGTGCACGGGCGGTGGTCTGCGTGATGCCCCAGCGGGTCGGCCCGCCTTTATCCGACGGATGATCGACATAACCACCCTCCTTGCCGAGGATCCCCTCGATAATCTGGTCTGCTGTCATTGTGCTTTCACTCCGGTGATTCGTTCCCAGAAATACGTGAGCGCTACGGAACCCATAGCACCACTGATACCGGCAGTGGCCAGTATCATGTAAATACTCAGCCCACCTTCAATGCTGATGAGCCCACCAATGACCCCGGTAAAAGCCGAAACCACAATTTGCGCAAAAGCATTTATCCAGCTCCATTTTGCTTTGCCCTGCTTCACATCCATCAGGAATCGGACAAGGCCGCCCCAACCAGCAATGATCAGCAGAGCC